ACATATTCCATATCATCGACCAGAACTCGCCTATAAAGAGTCCCACAAAGAGCTCCACGTTGTTGAATGAATCTGGCAGAAGAAATGGGAAACGGAATATCACCGCATCCGATCTCTTTTGCGAGTATCATAATAAACTCAGCTTTTAATTTACTGGACGTCAATATGACAGTGTCGTTGTACCCGTTTTCATCATTAAGTCTCTTGCAAAGCCTAATGAGTTGTGTTGTTCTGCCTGTTTGTCTGGTTCCTATAATCTGAATCATTTTTAATCCTCCGAAATAGGCCTAATGTCGTGAGGCGTTCCGACCAAAAACTTTCCGTCAGACTTGACTATCGTGTAATATTCTTCGATCTCGACGATGATCCCGAACTTTCCGGTTCTCCAGAACTCGACCTTCTGGCCGAGATGTCTTTGAAACTTATATCGACAAGGTTTTCCGTCATTGACCAGGTCAAATATATTCATTTGTCCCTTCATGAGTGCCTCATATCTTCGCGTTATAGAGTTCAGACGTGCCTTTTATGATCGCCTTCTGGTCATCATCAAGTCTGAATCCGAAAAAAAGCAGAACATCAAAGAGCATCTGATGAGCTTTCAAGGCTGTCATGTTCTTCGTGAAATTCCACTCGACGAACCTATTTGAATAATTAGAAGCGAGATTTGACCAGGTTAAGAGCATGAGCTTACGCAGGCTGTCATAATTCTGGAAGTCGCTCGATATGTCTTCAAGCTTCATCTTTGTCTTGATGTTGCAAAGATTCGAGAAATCGTGCATCGAACCGCGCAGATCTATGAGGATTGAGACAAGCACCTTAATCATGGCCTTGTATTCTCTTTCATTGACCTCTTTGATCCTCTTGTCCGGGATCTGAAGGATAAACTTATAATAGAGGTCACAGATCTCAGTTCTGGATGACTCGAGAGCCGTTTTGCACTTCTCACGAGCCTCTTCCATAAGCTGCTCTTTCGTCTTCTTTTTCTGTTCCTGCTTAACGGGATTCTTGATTCCAAAGTCGATATAATATCCAGAGTTGTGATAGAATATAGGTTCTGAGATCCTCACGGTCGCAGCTTTGATCGTTTCATCATTGAACGGTTTATCAAGGTCGATCTGCTCAAGTCCGTTGATCTTCTTCCACTTTGCATAATCACCGTAAGAATAGATATATTCCTTCGTCTCTTTCCAGCCTAATGAATTGAAGAGTTCTATATACTTCTTTTCATTCTCGGCCCGGAGCTTTCTTCTCAAATAATCATCGACTTCATCCTTCAATTCCGTTGACGAATCAACATTCTCGAGGATCTTGTTTCGTTCCTTGAGGTCTTTGATCTTCTCCAGCTCGATAAAGTCTCCGATCGAGAGTTGAAACTTGTCCTGCGCGGTCTCGATAGATGACTTCTTGAGTTTGTTGATCTCGAGCCTGTGCTTAACGGTAGCCTCCGAGAAGCCCGTCTTGTCAGAGATAGTCTCGATGGTATCTCCGAGATCGAGCATCATCTGGAAGCCGTGAGCCTGTTCAAAAACGGTGAGGTCTGCTCTCTGCATATTCTCGCAGAGCATGATTCCGACCTGTTCTCTGTCAGATAAGCCTTCAACGATAACGCACGGAAGCTCGTGAAGTATTCCTTCTGAAGCTGCGTATCTTCTGTGTCCTATCAGGATGCGGAAGTTCTCAAGGTTATCATCAACAGGAACGACGGTCAGGTTTTGCATGATGCCGTGTTCTCTTATCGACTCTCTGAGTTCTTCCAGATCTCCGAGATCCTTCCTCGGGTTATCCGGATGAGGTTGGAGCTGTGAACGGTTGAGCATAACGACGCCGGTCTTTGTCTTTTCCATTCTCAGATACCTCCGAAAGTCGAGTTCGGAAAGTCGATCTTCGCGCCGACAGTGTTGTCGACGATCTTAACGACCTTGACCGGTCTCTTATCCTTGAGCTGGCTGTTTTCGAGCTCGAGCTTCCTGTTCTTTTCCTGGAGATCAGCGATCGTCTGAGAATCAATGCAAAGCTCTACGATGATGCCGATTATGAATCCTACGGCTGCAACGCCTAACAATCCGATAATTTGTAATAAGTTCATAAGTCTTCCTTTCTTTTACCAATCGACAGCAAGGTCGACTCCGTTCGGGTAATCTGCTACAAATTCCCCGGTATCTACGACGATCGCGTCGCCTAATGATGTCGGGATGATGGTTCCTCTCGGTCTGGTCTTCCAGTTGGCTGCACACATCACATACAGCCCGAGCATCTTCGCACCGTCGTCCCTTACCCAATACGGGTAATTTATTTCGTCATAGCCGAGCTCTCGCATATAGTTGACGCAGTTTCCCATGTAAAGGTTGTAATAGGTTTCGCGTCCGCTCGGCCCCATGTAACCGCCTCTTTCTTTTGTGATCCTGTCATCGTAATCGTTCGCCGGAGTGACGAGGCCTCTTGCGACGCACTCGTTGTAATATTCCTGATTGCTCATGAGCACGATCGGAGTCGGTGTCGGTGTCACGGTCGGAGTCGGCGAAGGTGTCGGTGTCGGAGTGCTGGTCGGAGTCGGTGTCGGAACGAACTCATATTTGCCGACCATAGTCGTAAGTTCTTCCTCGTAATCTGTCTCAGTGAGCTTCAAGACAATAAGCGGAACCGCGACCGTAATGCAAAAGACCAGAGCGATGATGATGAGTTTTGCGTTCTTCATAAGTCAAGGATCTCTTCCGGTGTCTTTGGTGCTGAGTCATCATTGAACAGATCTGCGATGACCTGAGCCGTGAACATGATTTCGAACAGATTCGAGACGAGAGCCACTTCGGGCTTATTTGTCTGATTCTGCATCTTATTCGTGACTTCTGTCGCTGCTTTCTGCATCGCGATTGCCAGCTCACTCTTAGTGATTGTGATTTCGTCTTTCATGAGTCTTCCTTTCTTCTGTAAATCTCGTCGAACTTTCCTTCTTTCCATGCCCTGTTCGCGTCTTCGAGTTCCTGATAGTCGTATGTCGGAGAGTTCATCAGGATCATGGCGATATTTGCCGAGATTGCTTTCTTTTCCGATCTTGTGAACTGTCTCTCTCCCAGCAGGCACTTCCGCATCGTGTCTCGGTTCATGTTCGCTGCGTGGGCCATTTCGGTCATGTTCTTAAAGTAACGACTTAAAGCCGGATAGAGACCGCCCGACGGTGTCATGATGTCGCCTGCGACTTGACAGAGTTTTTAAAAAAAATCGTGTCACGTTCTTCTTTCGACATATTAAGAGCCTGGGCTATCACCTGAGCATCAGTTAAGCTGATCGGACTCTTGCCGTTGATCTTTCCCGAGGCTGCCTGCCTTGAAATGCCGAGTATTTCTGCGAGTTTTGTTACCTCAAGACCGCGCTCGACCATAAGGCCCTTCAGTTTGGCATAATCTATCACGCCGTGTCCTCCCTTCGTTGAATTTGTCAAGTGTTGCTTGACACTGTTACCTTAACAATCTGGCGAACCTATGTCAAGTGTAAATTGACTTGTGTCGTGTTTTTGTTGCACGATTGTAATATTTCGATATAATGAGGTCGGGAGGCTTATATATGGAAGAAGAAAGACTTAAAAAATTAGGTGAATATATCAAGCTTCTTCGTGAGGCTGAAGGATTGTCTCAGGAAGAACTCGCAAAGAAGTCAGGCTTTGCCGGAAGAGCTGCCATCAGTGCGATTGAAAAAGGAAAGAATAACATCTCTGTCGAGAGGCTTCCTGATCTCGCGCAGGCATTAAAGACAACGCCGGGCGAGCTGATGGATGTTCTAATTGAATCAGACGAAAAACCGATCACTTACGGACTTAACGCAGAAAACATCGCAAAGCTGAAAAGCTATGCTGATTATCTGCGTTCAAATCAAGAGGATTAAGATATGAACTCGCCACGATGGGACGGCCGAAGATGGATAGTCCAAGAGCAGAAGGATGGAAGGCGAAAGACATTCACGTCTTCCATTCCCGGTGCAAAGGGACGCAAAGAAGCGATCAAAAAGTATGAAAAGTGGTATTTCGGAGAGGCGAACGGAGAAAAAACCGTCAAACAAGTCGTTGAAGAGTACCTTCAAGACGTTAAAGCAAGATGCGGAGAAGATTCGCCTGCCTTAGAACAGTATGAGTGCTACACACGCCTCTACATCGTTCCTCAATGCGGTACGAGGAAAATATGTAAAATGACATTAAGAGACTGGCAGAGCGTCATCAACGAAGCGTCAGGCGAGAAAAAGGCACTATCTGACAAAACGCTCCGCAACCTCCGAGGAATCATAATGTCGATCATCAAGTTCGGTTACGAAGATTATCAGTGTGAGCTTCCCAGAGGCGACTTATATATCCCGAAAGGAAGAAGCAAGGAAGAAAAGCAGATCCTTCAGCGAGACGATGTTCGGAGGTTATTGCAGCCTTCCGAACTCTGGTATCATCCGCTCTTTTGTTTTCTCTGCATAACAGGAATGAGACCGGGCGAAGCTCTCGGACTCCAGATCGGAGATATTGAAGGCGACCGCGTATATATCAGACGATCGGTCAATGCTCGCGGTCATATTACGGACGGAAAGAATGAGAACGCTCGGCGAATGATCCCGATCGACGGCCTCGCGAGCTCAATATTACGAAAGACCATTCAACGCAATCAGGACATGAACCTCCGAACGAAGTGGATCTTCTGCTCGATGGACGGTTCACAAGGAAATCAGCACACCATGAGAAATCAATGGCGAAAGCTCAAGGCAGAACGGAACCTTCCAGGAACGGTCTACTGTCTGCGTCATACATTTATATCCATGATGAAGACCGTCATGCCCGAGGCCATGATTAAGGATATAGTCGGCCACTCTGTCAGCATGGACACTTTCGGGACTTATGGTCATATCACGGACAACGAATCGAGAGAAGCAGCCCAGATCATCAACCTCACATTCGGTCAGAATTTGGATGCACTTTTGGATGCAGATGAGTCCACGAGTGACGGACTTTAACATACTTAAGTATATCAATGTCCTTGATTTATGGACTTTTTGCCGAACAGTCGGCAAACACGAATGAGTTCAAGTCCCGTATGCTCCACCACCAAGAACCGCTCAACCGTCGGAGGTTTAGCGGTTTTATTTTTGCCGTGGATGCACTTTGGATGCACTTTGTGATAAAATTTAATTGCCTTAAAAGGAAAGCCCTTATTATTCCGACCAAAAGAAAAAGCCCCCGGCTGATGCCGAGGGCTCTTTCTTTCCACAGGGGAATTTTATGGTCAAAGCGGATATTGTTCTTTAAAGAGCCAGCCCCGAAGAGCCGGCCCCGGAAAAGGGAAACAAGACCGAAGTCTTATTTGAGTATTAAGTTCCACATCTCAGCGTCAACGATTCCGTTTACTTCGAGACCATAAGTCTCTTTGTACTTGTTGACAGCCGATTCAGTGGCATAATCGAAGTCACCGTCAAGCGGAAGATCTTCAGCAAAGCCGAACTCATTGAGCAGGGCCTTGATTGTGTTGACCTGACCGCCTGTCGAACCTCTTTCCAAAACTTTCAGCTCTACGTTGACCGGTTCGTCCGGATAAGGCTCCGGCTTATGGTCAATGTCAGCAGGATTCGTGTCTCCGTCATATCTGGGACGGCCGAAGCCGTGGATTCGATGTCCGATCTGCTCGAAGTCATACCACTTTGTCTGTACCTGGTCGCCTGCGTTGCCTTCTTGCGTCTGGATGCAGCCGTCCACGCTCGAGATCCATCCGACATGAACGAACTCTTCTATAACATTCCCGTCACTGTCAACGGAATCAAAGAAGATGATGTCTCCGTATTGAGGATCGTCATAGTAGAAAGCATCATTATCAATGAAGTATTGAGCCATATAGCCCACGACCGCGCTCAGATTGTTATATCCGGGCTGATACATGAAATATTGAGCATCCCACTTCTTTGCATCTTCATCTTCGTTCTGTGCAGCTTCCCTCATGCACTCGTTAATATAATGACAACACCACGGCTGATTATTTTTATAAGTCTGTGGATTATAATACTTCTGCTGATCGAGCTTCTGGGCGAAGATATTCCAGTTATTCGCGCCTTCGTGATAGCCGTTGTAAGATTCCATGACACGGCGAACGTCATCCTTCCATAAACTACCCATTTTCAGCCTCGTTCTCGATTCGTTTTGCATACTGGATCGAACTGATCCCGAGAATCGCGCCCATGAAGGTCGCCACTGCTGCGATGGTCGCACCGATCGGAACCGTCCACGCTGTGACGTTCCAGATCTGACCGATGGCAAGGATGAGCGTGGCCAGTGCCGGAAGAACGACCGTCGAAACCCATTTTAAGATGTCATAAGCTTTGTTATTAAAGATCATATCGAATCTCTCCTTCCTCGTCATAATGTTCTTTTATTTCTTTCCTGAGCCTGTCTGAAGGTGATTGTTCATAAGGACAAGGCTCTTTAAAATACTGTCTCAAAAACTCGCCGACCTTGCCCTTTCTGAAGCTCTCGTCCGACGTAGATATGAACGGAGTATCAGGAACGGTAACAAGGTCAAGGATCTTGACGTCTTTCATGTACTCGCAAGGAATCGCGTAATAATTACCATATAAAGAACGGAACATCGCAGAGCTGCTCGGGTTGTCATTTATCAGCTCGATTGCTTTTTCTCGGTTTATAAGCATAGGCAGATGAAGAGCAAAGCTCAAAGTGTCTTTGTTCATCTTCAAGAG